CTCTAGCAAACATCGCTCGCACAATCTGACGATCCATGATGACCGAGTACGGTCGTCTCATTAGATCGGAAGAGAGTGCGAGGATGCTTCTCTCCAACTGATTGGGAAATAGGAAAATTCCGATGTCTAGTAAGTGTGTCCACAACTCTGGCCATCCTCGAGGGTTCCGTACGGCTGCAACTAGCAGTCGAGGGGAAACCGGAGAGAGATTACCATTATGTGCAGAAACCACCCGCTTTGCAAACTCGAGTAAACCAGAAACAGACGAAATGGACTTCGTCTGATTGATTGGAACACCGAGTTGTCTCATCAGAGACAGATACTCCCGAGCCACGTCCTCTCGGAGGATGACAACGTCATCCCCTAAGACGGCGTAGAAGGGGTACCACCCAGTCCAACCTGCCCGAAGGGACGCCAGCTGGACAATCGCATGATGTGTCACAGCCAGCATCGCCCAGGACGAGAGTGCCCCCATAGGTTGCCCTACGGAGTACTTAATACTCCCAACCTTCGAGTGAAAATATGAGCGAGAAGTTAACAACTTCCGCCATATCTTGGCGCCGAAGGGGCCGATCAGAATGGATAGAATCTGCTCTTGTAAAGCGACGGGTAATCTATCCGTCGCAGAAGAGAGATCAAAGCTATAGACAGGTATTCCAAGACGAGCATAATCTAGAAGGCTCTGTAAAGGAGCCATCTGGTCAAATGTCCCATCTTGGGGAATCTTCTTAAGCAGGAGAAACAGATAGTCGTGTAGTGACTTAAGGGCCCACTGGGTCCAAAAGTCAACCACACCGACGATCCGTCTTTTCCCACCACCATCTTTCGCCAGGACGGCAAGCCGACCTAAGCGGAAGACGATTTTCTTCGCAGCAAGAAAGATTGCCACCGGTAAGAGAACATGTGCCAGAACCGCGAGCCAAATGGCAAGCAGGATCTGGCGGGACGCAATGCAATAGCCAATATACCAGGTCAGCATGACCGGGGATAAGGCCCACGCAAAAGCATCCTTCGCAGAACTCCAGGTGCTCCAAGGATGATTAGGCCCCGAAGAGGTACTCTCCCAAGGAACCGAGTAGCCAGCACAAGCTGACCACTTCGGGCCTTTGAAGAGACCCAACACGACCCGTAGCTCGGAAATGGGCAATACTTGGGAAACTCCACGGAAAGAATCCGTAATGCTGGAGAAATCCGGCATCGCCCCTTTCCAGTCCAGGACACGATACATGGAGAACACAGTGTGGATAGCACGGAAGAGTAACACTCCCCCCACCGAACTGAGAGACTCAGGACGGAGGGCGGAGGGTACTACTGCCGGAATCCCACATGGAGCTAGCCGTACCCTACATCCTTGGTTAGGAGAATAGGGAGAACGGTTTGCCCATGCGATCAAGGCCAAACGACATTCCTTGAGGTACAGGATAAAGAAGGGAGTTCCCGACTTTTCCCAAACCTTAAGAAGGCGTTGAGCCATGACCATCATTGGCCCCGCCGGAAGGCCGAGGAGCCGGACTAGGCGTAACATACACCGGAGCCATTCGTCTGACTTCAGCCAGCGAAAATCTACCTTCTTCGGCTTAAAGGAGGTTAATCTAATAAAGATGCCTGCTTTAGCCAAGGCCCGTCGTAACCCGGAAGATCTCCAAGAAAGGATGATCTCCCGAGCCGCGAAGTGACCTCGCCATAACTTTTTGTGGCTTAGTAATAAGACCACTAAAGAGATTGGCAAGGAAAGTAAAATTATCACTGCTAAAGAAAGAAGCGTGATTCCGGCTATAATTACGCCTTTCCACCATAGTGCCGATTGCAAAATATTGAAGTTCATAGCTGAATTTTAATTATTTGTGCATAGGTAAGGTTACATCAACCTCTCTCCGACGGTCCAAGGTCGGGGTGCTAGCCCTCGAGGACCGGGATCGGCACTTCACTTCACCAGAGGAGGGAGTATGATGCAGAGCTGGAATCTTCACCAGGTAGTGTCTCAATTACTCGCTAAGTAGGCTTTGCGAGCCCTTACGAGTAATCCGGGGTTAACCGAAGGGATGGCGCTTTCGCGTCTATTATAAATCCCTCAGGTGCCCAGAGTGGGGCCTTACACAAGCCATCGGAACCGGGGTCCCAATTCAGCCGCCCTTTACGG